GCGATGATGCGGTTGCCGGTGGTGGCGAGGACGAACTTGCCGGAAGCGTTGGTGGTCAGTGCCGCGCCTCGAGCGACGTTGGTGCCGGTGGGCACGCGAACGTTGAAGAACTGCTCGTCGAGCATCTCCATGCCGATGATGCGGTCGTTGGCCGACCATGCATCGTCAACGCCCTTCATCGCCAGGTAGTTATCCTGAGCGATGTAGATCTTGGCGTTGGACGCAGCGCCAGCCTGAGCGAAGTTAGCGCCGGACTCGATGAGAGCGGTACCGGGCAGGATGGCAGCTGCGCAGATGCGCTCCTGAACCTGCGGGGTGGCCTCAGTAAAGGGGCCAGCAAAGATCTTGTTGTAGCGCGTCATGGTTATTCGCCCTCCGGAACCTTGTAGGCAGGCTTGTCGGAGCCATTGCCCTTGAACGTGGAATTCAGGCCAGTTGCCTTGCCCGGTTCAGCCTTCGGCGCGAGTTCCTTGAGCGCACTGAGCGTCAGTTCCTTCGCAACCGCTTCGGTGAGCAGGTTGGCCTTCACCACCTTCTCCACCAGCTCGGCCTTCTCGGCGTCGTCCTTGGCCTTCTGGTTGGCAACCATTTCGGCCTGTGCATCGAGCACTGGCTTAAGGGCTGCCGTCACCGCGTTGCCGATGGTCTCGCCGATCTTGGTCATCCCCTCCGAGAGGGTCTTGACCTCATCGGAAAGCGCCTTGAACTGCTCATCAGAGACAGGCATGTCGTCTTCCTTTCGATTGTTTGAGGGTTCCCGCTCGGAAAAGCCCAAGGCCTCCAGTATCGCGGCTTTCATTATGTCCAGGACCGACGCCTTCTGGCGCTTGTCGAGGGCACGGGCGAGGTATTCCACCGCCCAATCCAGATCACGATCCGCCTCATCGAGAGCGGAGTTGATGACCTCGATCTCTTCCGTCTCGCCTTTCGAGTTGACCATCATGCCGACACCCTGATCAGGCGTAGCAGCGCCCACCTCGTCGAGGAGGATGGCGTCATGGTCGAACTCGATCTCGCGAGCGATATGCTTGTATTCAACGTCGCCGTTGGCAGCCTCAAGGAGCGCAAAGAGGCCAGTCGACGTGTGAACCGGCTCACCCTTCTCGATCGCGTTCAGGACGCGTTTGCCGCCCTCGGATCGGTTGGCCATCTCGACATCGATGACTTTGTCGAGGAACACCCGGCCGTTCTCCCGGCGGAGGTTTTCATTCCAGGCGCCGATCCAGCCGAGGTTGATGCCTTCAGGGTCCCGAGCCGAGACGAACTTGCCATTGATCGTCGGGTGACCGAGCGGCGCCGGTGTGCGCTCCAGACCGGGGAAGCTCTTCCCGATCTCGTCGGCCGGATACATGATGCCGTTCATGATGACGTTGTCGGGCAGCGTGGCGCTAGGCACGATCACCACATCCCGGCCGTTGCGCTTTTCCTTGCGCACCGCCTTGGTGTTGGCGACCGAGCGAACATTCACTCGGACGTGAGGCATGTCGATTATTCCTCGTCGGGTTTTGGTTTACCGAGCGCGGCGTCCTGCTCATCGTCGGTTACGTCGTCGCGGTACTTCTCCGCGTCGGTCAGGGGCTCGTATCCAACGGCAGCGCGGATCTCGTCGTCGGTGAAGACGTAGACCGATGTGCCCATCTTCTGATTGGTGTCGGCCATCTTGTTGGCGCGATCGACCTTCTCGCTAATGGACGATTCCGTCAGGTCTGCCTGGTCAATGAACCAGTCCTTCTTCGGCAGGATCGTCCAGTTCTGCAGGCGGCTGACCAACTCCATTATGTTCGGATGCGTAATGTTCACGCGCCGGGACATGTTGGTCTGGTTCCACTCATCCGCATCTTCGGTAGAAGCGCGCTCCCCTGTCTGATTGCCTACGAGGACCTTGAGCGGGATACCGACAGAGGCGGCGAATGACTGGAGAGGTGCGGACCAGAAGTGCTCCGGCGATGGAAGCGTGACCGAGAGCGTCTTCGCCTGCATGCCCATGACCATGAGCATCTGATCGAACCCCTTCTGGAAGTCCGCCACCTGCTCGTTCATCTTGTCGGCTAGATCCGTGACCGAGACGCCCATGGCCTTTGCCATCTGATCGATCTTGGCTTCCTTATCGACCTCGAAGACCGGGGCTGACTTGGCGTTCTTCCAGAACCCCTCACCGCCGGCGCCTTTGATCTTCTCCATGTCGATCAGGTCGTTGTAGCCTGGCTCAAGCATGGAGCGGCCATTCACCGTGCCATCGTCCGACCAGATGATCACTCGATCGGGATGGATGCGCAGGTTCCGCTTGTTCGGGTTCTCGGTTTCGACGTTCGCCTCATTGAACTCGAACATCGTCGGCTCGCCGTAAGTCTCTGACGACGCGTCGGTGTTCCAGTCGGCGACACGAAGCTGACCAGCCCAGACAGGATCGATGCGGTAGAGGCCGTCGAGGCCTCGATTCACCCGGTCAACAGGCTGGTCGAATGTCTTGCTGTCTCGAAGACGAAGGATCACGCCAGAGTAGCCGCCGACCATCGCCTTCCGGTCAGCATCAGCCAGCTTAGCCCAGAGGCGCAACGCCTCGAACTTCTGCCTGATCTGCTTCTCCAGATCAGTTTCCTTGCTCTTGCCCTTCTGTGAGCCGTCTCGCTCTTGTTCGAGGAGGTATGGCGTATCCTGCCAGGTCTTGAGCGCTGTCTTGTCGACAGCAGCAGCGGCGACACCGTTACGGCAGTACATCGCATAGAGCAGCTCGAACGTCAGTTGAGCCGGATAGCCGAAGTCCTTGTAGTGGTCATGCTTCTGCCCTTGGAAGAAACCGGGGAACATCGCGCCCAGCCGGCGAGCAGCATAGTTCGCCAGCATCACAACATTGCTCATCGGTGCCTCTTGGTCAGGAACATGGCGACTGCCGGACCTTCCGGCGGTTCCACGAATGTCAGCATGAGCGCGTCTGCATAGTCAGGGCTGTTGATGCCTCGACGTTTCAGATCTTCCTTGCGCTCGATTACGATCTTGCCCTTCTCGTTCCTGCCCCACTTCACGAGGGACAGTTCGAGGCAGAGCTGGTCACTCTCCTTGTCACCAGATGGTAACGCGAGGAGATCAGTGACCTCGTGCTCAATCCCGCCCTGCTTCCCTTCGAGGTACAGGACGTGTTCATGTGTCCGCTGCAGGGCGGTCCGGCATAGCCACCAGATCTCGGCCTTGAGGTTGCCGAACATCTCGATCGATGTTCGACCATCGGGCCACTCGCGACCCTCTGACGGCGGGAGGCCCGTGTTGATCGGCGATACCGTCAGATGGTCGAAGCGTCTGGCCTTCTCCGGATCATCGGCCCTATGCATCAGCGTCGACGAGACACCGGCACCAACGCCGGGAGCGTCGAAGTTCAACGCATCGCAGTCAGTCTCGATCGACGTTTCAAGAGCCCACCAGGCGGTGCCCGTGGTATCCGGATCACCTCTGGAGCGAGGAACCTCCACAACAGGTCCACGACGAGGCACAGCGACCGACTTGGCTTTACCTGCGCCAACGTCCAGACCGAGACGGCCCGCGTTCGATGGATGCAGCCGAGGCTCAAGACTGGGCAGCCGCTTGGCGCTCTCCACCCACAAAGCCGGGATGCAGATGCCTTCGACCGAGGCGCTGTAGTCGATATCGTACTCAGACGCCCATGTGGTCGGGTCCGAGAAGCTGTTCTTCTTCGCCTCCGCCCATTCCTCTGTCTTGCGAGGATCGTCACGCCAGTGCAGCCGCATGATCTGGTGCGGCTTCATGATCGAGTGACGCTTGCGGGCGAAGAGGTTGCCCATCCCGTTGACCGACGAGACCCAGATCACGCAGTCGGTGTTACCTGATAGCGCCTTCTCGACGGTCTCTGCGTTCGGGACGAATGCCGCCTCGTCGACGACGTACATCGAGGAGCGACCACCGCGGCCCATGTCCTCGCCACCCTCGCCCGAAATGACCGAGCCGGTCTCCGGGTTGGAGATGCGCATGTAGTTGTCGTGCTGCGACCAGTTGAACCCCTCGGGCATCATCTCCGGAGGCAGTCGCCGCATCATGATCCGGATCTTGGCGAAGATGCTGTCCGGGTTGTCCTTCTTGTCGACGTAATCGACCTTGCGGGAACCGAACGTTGCCTTGAAGCCGGGATTGAACAGCCACTGATGCAGGGCCACGCCTGCGGTCAGGTAGGTGGCCCCTGTATCACGGCTCTTCTCGATCAGCCCTTCTTCTGCGGCGGCGATGCGGGCCATGATGCCCTGCACGATCTCGCGCTGCTTTGGCCAGAGCTTGAATTGAACGTAGGCGCCGCCTGGCTTGCCTACCAAGCGCGGGTCGTATGTCCAAACCCACTTATCGAACCAGTAGAGGATGTCTGAGGCGCAGCGCTGCTTCTCAGTCTGCCATCCACCTGCCTCATGCTCGACCCGCTCCCGTTGCTCGCGCTCTGCCTGCTTCTTCCGCTTCGCCTCGAGGAGAGCGAGGTATTCACGCTTCTCCCTCAGGCTCATCTTCGCCAGCACCAGCTGCGAGGGCTGTAATGCGAGCATCGATTTCCTCTTCAGTCAGGTTGGCATATTCGATCGGGCCACCGTTGGGGCCGGAGTGCTCGCGTTTCACAGGAGCGTAGCTACCCTGCATCTTGTTGGCCTCAGCGATGGCAGCAATGGCGGTGCGACGGTCATCACTGGCCGATGCGTCGAAGATCGACTTCAGAGCCAGGAGCCTATCAGCGGCCGTCCATTCGGCTTTCTCGGCGACTCTGGACTTTATCTCGGCGACACGCTTCTGGATGCTGTCATTTGCTTTCAATCTGGCTGCGTTGCCGCGATTGGGTTTGAACCCTGCTTCCGCATAGGCATCGTCGGCCGTCTTACCTTGCGCGAGTGCCTGCGCCATGCTCTCATGCCGCGCATTTTTCAGAACTGGCATGGGTCAACCTGGGGAGGAAAACATGGACATTAAGCCGCCATTCGACGCCGTGGCCGACAGCTACGGTGGGCAGCACAAAGTAACGGTAAGGGACGGCGACAACATCGAGGAGCGGTTCTTCGCCTCCGAAGAGGCTGCAGAGCAGTTTAGGCGTGAGGCCTACGCGAGCTTGAAGGCGAAGTACGCAATGAAGGGGCTGTAGAAGCCGCTGCCTCGCAATGCTGGCGCT